AACTGGTGCGTCACGCTTGGCTATCAAATCATCACGCTTGGCCGTCTGGTTGTCTGTAAGTTTGGACTTAGTCATCAATACGTTAAGTGCCTCCATCTGCTTTTCAGTGAGGCCGTCCGTACCCGTAAATAGGGCCGAACACTTACTTGCTCTTACTCTCAGCATCTTTCAAGGTTTTAGTTTGTGAATCACTCAGTTCGTACACGGCAGCTATCTTTGCCAGTGTTGACCGTCCGTTTGATACGGACTCAGTCGCCTTCTCCATCTGGTCGTCTGTCAGTACCTTCTTGGTCTTCTTAGGCAGTGGCCTGGTGCTAAAACGCAGTGCGTCTACCATTCCCTGCGGTGACTTGACCTTCTCGGTGTTTAGGACGATCTGCTTACCGATATACTCGTTGTAGTCGAATGTTCCAAAGAACTTCTCCAACCTCTTGAAGTTTGATCGGTTGCAAACCATCGGCTTGTCGAACTCATTCATCATCAGGAAGACCTTGTCCTCCTTACCCATCTCGCCTACGAAGACGTCCTGGTATATCTTTTTGATGGTTACCAGCTTTGGCTCATACTTTCCATTGACCTCCAAGTCCCATGAGCCTAGATACTTGTTGTCTTTCATTAAATTTCTCCAGTGCATATTAAATTAAATTAGGGGTTACAATATTAATCATTATTTGTTAATAAGTTACGGTATTTGTGAATTTTTTTTTGTAGGTCTTCTCTTCTTCGCTTGAACATATCTACCACTCTGTCATTTCCGTTGGATATAGATATTCGTACTAACTCGTTGGTCCTTACTAGCTTACGTTGATGAACCTCTATGTTTAGCTTTACGCATCCCATGAACCATCCCTCATCCTTAAAAACTTTTAGATGCCTGCCTTCGACATCCTCAAACTTATCTGTGTGTGTCATTACGTTCTTTATTTCTATACGTCCGTCTTCGTGAAACTTCTCTATCTTGACACCCATGTCCAGGTACCAGTCGCTATTTTCTGTCCAGTATAATGACTTTTCATCGTCATTTACCAGATCCTCCCAGGCCTTCATTGTTTTCTGTATATTAGATCGTACGTATATCCGTCATAGTCATCGTAGCTAAAGAAATAGGTATCTTTATCCTTTATTTCTCTCAATACAACGTCATAGTTATCCTTGTGCTCTATAGCAAACAGTATGTAAACGTGATTCCTTCTGTCACTATTAAGGTATTTAAAAATCAAAACCTTTGAATTTTTATTTACATCAAACTCATCCATATTGACGTCATAGAAGTCATATACCTTGCTGCATATATCTATGGCCTCGTCCTTGTCGTCTGCTATGCAGAGATACTCTGAATCACCCATGCATTTGAACCCTTTAGGTACATTGAATGGTTGTGCTATTGAATTAGTACTGAATATCAGCACCATAATTAAAATTACATTTTTCATACTATTAAATTTAAGATTGATAAAAATAATGCGATGCATGAGCCGAACATACAACACATTAGCGTTGGTATAACAATCGACCTGACGGCTATGCTCAGTATGTTGTCCATCGCCAGATGTAAAAGCCAGAGCGATAGGCCGAATGTTAGTATTGAAGTTATTGATATCATATTAGTTTTGATTTATCTCCTCGATGACTATTTGCACTTTACTCTCCTCTATGTCTATCAACACTGCCTCTGGGAAGAAGAAGTTGAAGTAGTTGAGTGCAGTCAGATCGTCCTCGCAGTGTATTTTTGTGTATGACTTCTCACCGTTAAGGGTGAATGTCAGTCCGAATGATTTATTGTGTGTCATAACCTGCATATGTATATAATGTTACATTTCCTACCGAACTTTCGTAGTGCGTCTCGGTAGCTTGACGCTTGTATTGTGTCGCCAGTGCATAGGTTCTCACCTATCATGTAGCATATGTGGAAGCTATTCATCTTCTTTGTTTTGGTTTAATAATTTCATCAGTTCATATATAGCACTGTGTGTCTGTGAGTCTGTCAACGCATCGCCAGTCAGCTTGCTTTTCAAGGCCTGAATCTCTGCATTTATATCCTTTTCTTTCATCTTAGGTATATGTTTATATGGTTAGTAATCATCACGTCATCGCCACCGATCCTGGACACCATCTCGTCCGTCCGATTGCCTATCAGGATGATGTGCCTCCTCGATATCTGTATGCGATAGAAGTGGTCGATGTCTATGCCCTTCTTAATGCACACGTATCTGAGGTATCTCATCATGACATTCATGGCGTAAGGGTCTTTGCTATCTCACTTATCTTGGACTCTAGGATGACTATCTGTCTGCCCTTCCTGTCGGCATTCCTACCCCACCTGTCTCTCAAATCTACTAAATCTTTTGGAGACTTGTAAATGTTGTCCCTGAGTATATCTATGTCGGTCTGTAGGTATTCTATCCTCTCCACTATCTCAAGTAGTTTCTCTATCTTCTTCTTCATATCTATTTATTTATTTCATCTTCGATTAATTCTCTCAACTCCTCGATGTTCACGTCGCCATCTCCGTCTACTCTATCTATAAAGGTAGGTCTCATATATGTCATGTGTCCGTAATGGTAGTCTGTCTCGTCAGTAAGTCCGTTGAATCGTACTGGGAACTGCTCTCGCCTTAGCTCCCTCTCTATCCCTACGTTGAAGTGTTCAGTACCTGATACGCATACGCATATGTTTGCATCGTCTATGTAGTCTATGTCTATGTTCATTTTGTGTTGGTTTGTGTTGGTTTGTGTTAAGAAATGTTGGTTTTTTTTTGGATTAACATCGCTGAAACCCTTGATATTACTATGTTTCTTTAGTGAAATGTTAGAATGTTAGTTTTTTTCCTTCTGTGAGAAAAAAATAAATAATATATATATATAGTACTATTGTGGGGGATATATATTTTCCCCACAATTTGTAATATTTCTAACATTCCAACATTCTTCCGTTCAATTGATTGATTTACAGACAGTTAGCCAATGTTGGTCTGTTTTAAAACCAACATGGCGTAACATTTTATCGGCTAATCGATTGATTGTCAGTCAGGTATGTTAACATTACAGATGACCTCCATATTTCTCTGATTCAATATCGTACCTTGTCTCTGATGGTTGATCTTCATTTGTCCAATCTTCACCTATACCCATACCGAATCCATATTCGTATTCCGATACTGATATCTTGTTATATAGTCTGTCTACATATAGGTGTTCATTCTGCATCAGATAATCTGATACATCATCTAGTTCTATGTTGCTAGGTATCTCTATCTCTACCTCTGATATCTTGTGGTATACTCGTCTTTCGCTTATTGTTACTTTCATATCTATTTGTTTTTATGGTTTCTAACTAACTCGTCTATCTTCATGTTAAGGTAACTCGCCTTCTGTGTCATTGTACCTGCACCCTGACCTTTCGGTAGGCGTATGTCCTTGCCTGACTGGAAGTCATGTATCGCCTCCTGACCGTTGCGTATCCCTTGCTCGATTGCATTGCGTAGGTCTGAGGCTACGTTTGTGATGTCTAGGTATAGCTTACCCTCCTCGAACCATCCACCAAGATGATTGTCTATTGAGTATAACTCTACACCCTTTTCTCCTACGAATGTCTTGACTGCTTGCTCTACCTCTGAGATCGTAAACATTCCTTCCAATGTGTTGTGTATCTTCTCGTGTCCATGTATAGCATAGGCGTATCCCTTGAACTCATGCTCTCCTGATACAAGGTTAAATGTTGCACCACCATCCTTAAGTAGTGCTCTGCTGAATTGTTTTAAGTTTTTCATTTCGTTTTATTGTATTGATTTATAAATTCTACTACTGCTTGGTATGTTTCTTTAATGTTAGTTGAGAGGAAGTTGTTAGACTCCCAATCCTCATCGTTAGGTATGTTACCAATATGAGTTGGTAGTTCACCGCTTAAGGTTTCAATCCTATCCACTACAGGCATCAACCAATCCCAAGACTTGTGGAACTCCATATTGGTGTCATAGTACCCACCGTTGTAAAAATATAGTCCATCTAAATACAATCCATCCTCAATAGATTGCATAAATTCTGCGATTAGTTTATTGTTCTCTTGTGTGTTCATGTCTAGTGTGTTATGTATAGTTCGTCATGCGTAGTGCCATGTGCGGCTACGTTGTATGATACTAAGGTGATACATGCAATCATTACGATGATTATGATGCCTCTCATTATTGTTTCTAATCTGTTCATTTCTATTTGTTTTTATTGTTCTTTAATTCCGTAAACTTCTAATACTTCGTATCCTCTTGCCTCTAATATCTCTATGATTTCTTCCTCTACATCTGTAGTAAAATCATATCCATTGAAAGAGTAAGGGCAACCACTTAATCTATACATACATTCGTAATACTTCATCTCTATTGGTTTTTAGTTAAATACTCTGATTCTTCTTCTGCTTCCTGCTACCTCAATTCCGTTGATGAATATCGCTACGATATCAAAACGTAGGCAGTTCGTTCTTCCTATGATTCTTCTCTTTCTCATGATGTTTGTGTTTTAAAGGGGGCTTTCGCCCCCATTGGTTATTAATTTATCTCTCTAAATTTCTATAGTTTACTGATTCTCGTAGTATTAAAACGCAGTACTCTCCTTTATACTTTGGGTTTTGAGACTTTGGATTATAGTTTAATTT